TGAATAGACGGAGTGATTATCTTCAGCGTAGCGTGTCCGGTTGCTTCCGGTCGGGTTAGTAGGTGTGTGTGTATCATACCCAATCTCTAACCTATCTCTCTAGAGTGCTCGGGCTAGGTGGTCCGAGGGTGGGGCGGAGCTATTGCTCCTTCTGGCTCCGATGAATGTCGCCGAAGGGTCTCATGTTGATTCCCTCGAGGTCGCACTTCGTCAGGTAGCCTCTCAGATACCGGTGGACATCCTTAGGTCTCCCCGGTTGTGAGAAATCCACACGGTCTCCCCAAGCAGCGCGTAGTTCCTTCATGGGGATCCGGTTTTCTGCAGTTGCTAGAATGTGGAGGTGGCCGTTCAGTTCACTTTCAGTCACCTGTCTGATGAACGTGCCATCTTTGGAGAAGATCTTGTCGCCCTGGGCGTGGCTGGTATATTCGTAGAACCAATAGCCACCGGCGAATGTGTCTTTCCATATCTTCCTCCTGCGGAATTTCTTGAAGTCCTCAATCCACGTCTCACGGTCTGCTTGCTGAACAAAGGGGCTGCTGGCGTCTATCCCCGCAATGTTCGGTCTAGTGAGAGTTATGAACCAGATTGGCAGGGCCCGATCCGTTATTCTCTTGAAGGCTCTAAGGGACCGTTGCCATCTGGCATATTGGCGGTTGCATGGTTTGCAACGCTCGGTGTATCTGGTCTCCCATGAGACCCAAGTCCACAAAATGGGGTCATGAAGTGCAGCTGTGTTGTACGGCCACCATCGGTTTCTCCGGTGAGCACGATGGGGTTCAGGGCATTCTTTGCAGGTGAAACCTGCTTTATCTTGTTCTAAGATACGCGAGCGAACATTGAGCAGAGCGTTTCTAACCCATTGCCAGACCGTCAAGTTAGGTTTAGGTCTGGTAATTATTACAGAACCGGCCTCTGCCCAGGGGGGTTTCTGATAATGACTCTTATCGGTTGGATGGCGTGACCCTATAGGGTCTGATACTTTCTGAGTTGGAAAAGTATCATTAGCCGACATTTGCCCTGGCCCCCTTGTCTTCAGCAGGGTAGACAGGAGCACGATAAGATTGGCGCACATAGTCGGAGGTGAGACTCGTCTTACTTATGGCGAGGCTCTAACTAAGAATGATCAGCATTACATGAACTTGGTCAAAGACCTTTCTTGGCTGAACAGTCGGGGTATGGAGCACACTGATCGGGATGGTCACGTTGTGGGGTATATTGTGGACATCACGATTGTAATGGATTCCGATGTGCCTTTCGCGTTTTTGGCTGCTCCAAACACTTGGAAGATGAGGAATGCGTTTCGCAAGTGGCACTTTGCTCGCCTAGAGATGTTTAGGAACGCTGGTGTCACTAAGAGCGAGATGGGTAGGTACGGACAGACTGTTCGTCCGTTCCTGAATCAAGGTCAAGTAAATTACGCGGACCTAGCCGCTCCCGTCGAACAGGAGACTTTGGTACCAATCAACTGTACCGACGCAGCCAGGACATGGACATACTCTGATGTCGTTAGTGCTCCTGGCTTTCAGACATCGGAGACCGGCTCTGGCGGTCTCTCAATGACTGATGCCTTCAAGCTCACCATTTGTGGGGAGAACAAGACAGAAGCCACGGCTACTGGAGGTACGACTCTGAAGTTCTCCACTGCTGGAATGATCCATTCGTATAACATTGATCGGATGGAGGTCGTGACCCCTGCTGGTCACGAGGTGATTATTGGTGAGAACAATCCTTTGGCTGCACTCAGGTCTCAGACCGTCACAGCCGGTGAGGTCACTGAGGTTGCAGAGGACCAAGAACAAGAAGCCCCACCGTATGACTTGCTTGATGCGGGGGATTCTATTGATGAGATATATGTTGATATCCTCAATACTAATACAGGTACCCTCCAGGTGCAGCGGGTCCACAACTTGTTTGTCCCTGCTGGAATATTGGCGATTCTCAATTCATCCAATGGTACTGTTACCCCTACTATCTTCGTAGATGTGAAAGGTTCCGTGCTCTGCAAGGATGTCGCATGAAGATCGTAGCTAATCCATCACCTGAACAACTCAAATGGCTTGTATTGGTCATTTTGTTAGTTGTGGGACTGTCACTCGAGGAAATTCAGGGGTTGTTTTGATTGCTTGACTATGTCTTTGTAGATGACGATGGCAATCTGATTGGGGGCAGCTATGTTCGTCCTAACGATCCTGCTGGTGATAGACCCATCTGGGTCACCCTCAATCCCTCGGAGCGGTCAGAGGATCCCGTTGTGTGGACTAATCCATATGAGGCCTATCCCTCAACGGTGATGCCTCTGAACAGAGCTCCATTGTTTGTGTCCGGCTTGCCTGGGCGTTCACCCGGTGGTGGACATGCAATGGAGCGACGTAGTCGATCGTCGAAGGCTGCAACATCTCCCCGGAGGTTGCGGGCCCGGGGAGCTTCCCCAGGCTCCGCTAAGAGTTCGAAGTGTCCAAGTGGCCATTATTGGTCTTGGTCTCAGGAAAGATGTCTGAAGTCTAAGTTCTGAATAGACGGAGTGATTATCTTCAGCGTAGCGTGTCCGGTTGCTTCCGGTCGGGTTAGTAGGTGTGTGTGTATCATACCCAATCTCTAAC